TCATTATCTCTCAAAATTGCAATTGCATCGTCGCAACTTTTAATTATATTTTTCTGAAGTTTATCTAGACTTTTTTGAGTTTCGTCTAAGTTTTTTTCCAACCTTGCTATGGTTGCTTTTAGCTTTGCTACTTCGTCCATTTAAACTCTCCTTTCCAATTAAACTTTTATCCATTTTTAAAATGTGTTGTTTGTATTCAGTAATAGTCATTTTATTTTTTAATGCCTGGTACTCAACATATTCATTCACAAGTTTTGAAATCATAGATGCAGGTGATCTAAACTTTTGATTACATAGTCCCTGTAAGACATCATAATCTGGTTTTCTAACTGCAACTGATTTAAATTTATTTATATCCATGTTTTTTTAACTCCTTTTTCATTTGTGCTTTTGTTTTTATTCTTGGATTAGGTAATACAATATAGAATCTTTCAAAGTATGGATTGTTATCACTAAAATCCCAACCCATCTTTTTACTTAATCTATGATGAGCTGCGTATTGTTTTTCTTTCCAATCCATATCACTTACTTTTATAATAGCCATATTGATGCTCCTATAATTAGTGCTAACTTTGGAAACATAATTGTTAAAACAAATAAGATACCGATTAACCATAACCAATCACTCATCTGCTCTCCAATTCATTCATTGCTAGCTGTGTACATAGATCTGTTGGTAAAGGTTTTACATATTCATCCCTTACTTTGACATGAACATTTTTTAATTTACCAGCGATCTCATCAAAGTTAGTTCCTTCTGATAGCGCAATGTCTATCTTCTCAACTAAACCTTTGAACATTCTTGATTTACTTTTTAACATTGTTTTTTCTCCTATCCCATGCATATAAGAAATCCCATGGTAAGTGTCAAGCTTTATTTTGTGGTATTATAAGTTATGAAAGAATTTTTTATGATGGGTGTTTTATGTATGATCAACCCAGTTACATCGATCAACCAATGCATGTACATCCATGAGGATCCAATAATATATTACTCAGAAGAGGACTGTAAAACTGCAGCAGTCAAAAAAGTCAATGAAATGGGGACTAATTTAACCTCTCAGGGCTTCCATATTTCTCAATTAAGTATCAAGTGCGTTGTTGACAAGTCTAAGTTAAACACTTGATTTAGTACAACTTTTGCGATAAGATTATCTTATGAAGCAATATCGCTTTCAATGTTATGCAGCTGGACTGTATTTTACTAGTGTCGTAAACGCTGCTGACGATGAGGCTGCGATAAAAGGCTTCACACAGAATCTTTCTGATAAAAAGTATTCTGTTAAACCAGATGGTTTCGGTCGTGGAATGCGTCGATTCCATTTAACTTATGAGGAGCTAGATAATGGCACTACAGAAGTTGATAGCCGAGAAACTAGCGCTGGAGTCCAAATGGGCCAACCAAGCGTTGTCACAGGGTAGAGTTACCCCTGACATGAAGTGGATCGATATCGAAATTAAAGATCTTAAAGTTAAGATCAATGATCAAAGCGTAAAAGACGCTGAGATGCTGTTTAAAAAAACTGGTTAATTACTAGTTTTTATATTAGTTTTCAGAAATCATTAATTTGGTAAGGGGTTTTATGCCCGCATTTTTAAGGGCACACTCTGCACAAAAATATTTTTTATTTTCTATAACTACTGCTTTACATTTACAGATCTTACATTCTCTGTAAATAGATGAGGAACTTTCTCTGTGTATTTTTTCATTTTCCCCTGCCATAGTTTATCCATTAGTTGTGTCATGTCTGGATGAAGTTCCCAGCACAAAACATTTAATCTTGAAAAAAAATTTACCTCTTGGTCTGATCTAGCAACATAAAAGAAACTAGCATCTCCAAACTTTTTAATAGCTTTAAAACGATGATTACCATTCATTAATTGCATTTTATCATCGACTACTAAAGGACAAAGCAATCCGTTTTTTTCAATATCGGATCCAACAGTAGTTTTGAATTCTGCGTGTGTATTATGAATTACTTTTATATCTTCAAATTTTTTAATTTCTAATCTTTCTTTAAAGACCATATATAATGGCCATATAACTTCACCGTGACCTGCAATTACATTTTTATGAAGCTTGTCCAAAGTCATCTCCTAATGCAACATCAACTTTACTTGGTACCTTAAAGTCCATACATTTTTCCATTGTTTCTTTTACTACTTTTACATCATCTTCTGTCTCTATGTCAAAGCATAGCTCATCGTGAATTTGTATTTTAGGTAAGTAACCTGCCTCATAACAGCTTAAAATAGCTTGTTTTGTTTGATCTGCTGCAGATCCTTGTATTAATCTATTTAATGCTTTGTAAGTAAATGCTCTTTTAATGTTGTTTTTACCGTATTTTGCTACCGCATTTTCAAACGTTTCTGGTGTATGGATACCAAAATCTTTAGGTTCCCACATATCAAATCTACACTTACGACCTTTTTTTGTACGAATTACACCTTCATCGTTTGCTTTTTTCATACATCTATCGGATAATAGCTTCACAAATGGAACCTTTCTATTATATTTTGCTATTAGCGCTGACGCTTCTTCTGTTGATAAGCCAAGAGAATTGGCCAACTTATTCTTTCCCATTCCGTACATTAATCCTAGCCCTATCGTCTTTGCTTGTTTCCTTTCTATTCCTGCTAAATCAGCTACGGTTTGGTGAAAGTCTGTTTCAGAATTAGAATACGCCTCTACAAGTTCATTAGAACCTTCGTATCCGTCGCCTATAGAGGCTGCGTAGTGAACTACCATTCGTGGTTCTTGCTGACTGTAGTCAAAGCTACCCCATCTACATCCTGCTTCCGGTAAGAAGAGACCTCGGATTTTTGGTCCAAAATCTTTGTTACGTGCTGGTAGCTGTTGAAGATTAGGATTAGCCATAGACAAACGGCCGCTGACAGTCCCACCACTGTCAGACCTAAGCTGATTGATCTCGCCATGTATTCTCCCATTATGTTCGTATTTTAAAATTGAATCTAGGAATGTACCATGAAACTTGTTGATCTCTCTAGCCTGTGCTATAAATTTACTGATTTCGTGTTTCGAATTAGCTAACCAATTAGATGTAAAAGATGGCTCATGAGTTTTGTCAGTACGTGGATAATCTATGCCTAGTTTATCGTAGGCTTCTGCTATTTGTCGTGCTGCCCATATGTCTATGTCTTTTCCTACTAACTGTTTTATTTTTTGTAAAAATTGTTTTTCCTGAGCCTGGAAATCTTTTTTTAGTTGATGTGCTTTATCAACATCAACTCGAACACCTTTCTCCCTCATCTCTATTAATACAGGAAGTAGTTTAGTTTCTAAATTCCATACAGTCTCAAGGTTTTGATTGTATAATTCTGGTTTAAATCTCTGCCACAATAGGAACGTGAGACGTGCATCTTGTTCCGCATAGAACCCAACATGTTCTGCAGGTAACTTCCACATCTCCGCTTTAGGATCAATACCATGATCCTTTGCAGCTTCTTTTAAATCGTTTTCGGACTTTAGCTCACCAAGATAATCTTTAGCTAATGCGTTTAAACTATAAGACCATCTGTTCTCATCAATCACAGCAGCAGTAATCATTGTATCTACTACTTCACCTTCAATCTTTATACCCATGTGTCTTAACCATCCGACATCATATTGCGCATTATGAAATATTTTTCTTGCAGGTAACTTACATACATCTTTCATGTACTGAAGAACTTGTGGCTCAATCATATTACCACCACCAAAATGTTTAAAAGGAAAGTATCCTTGCCAACCTTCAACAGCTACAGCAAAACCAATTACGTAACCGTTACCAGTTGCCCAACCTGCACCTAATTTATTGTTGATACCATCATCCCTTGTCTCCAAATCAATTGCGATCTCATCATAACCTGATAGGTCTTTATACTCTGACGGGCAAGACCAAATATGTTTTTTAAAATTAAATGTAAATTGTAATCCTGTCATGCTATTGCCTTTTTATTATAATAAAAAACCATTCTCTTAGATCCTTCATACTTTTCTAATCTTCTTTTCATTTTTTGGTTCTCGTCGTAAAGTTTATTGTAACGTTCAGTAAGCCTTTTAATTTTTGGTTCATACAAATTTCTATAATGTAAACTCCAATTTTTACCTATTTCTTTTTTTATTTTTGCCATCCATGTCTTTCATTTTCTTTTTCTCTAATTCACAATAATGAATAATTTTATCCAGATCTTCTATTCCATTTTTTAATAAATACCTGCAAACATACTTAATAACATTACCTTGGAAGAACGATAAGTTATTCTTACTTATAAACTCATAAGGTTGTATGTGAAATTCTTTATAATGATTCCCACCTATCTGTCTGTCTTGTGGGAACACTTCATCGAACATATTTTTATCTGACATTTCAAACTCCACATAGGCCCTCGCACTCTTGGTTAAAGAGATCTGGCCCGTCATCGTTTTTAAATTTAACTTCATCTAAAGGTACACACTGTCTGTGTACAAAGTTTTTTACTTTAGGATTATGCATACGCATCTTTTTATCAAATTCTACAGCAGATGCAAATTCTTTTGGTCTGTTATCTCGCATATCTATCCAGAAGTTGTCATCATGAAAAGGACAACCAATACAAGCACTCTTAACTGGTATTTTAAATCCTTTTCCTTCATACCATTTTAAACAATCTTCTCTTGACATTTTTTTATCTATAAGTGGCCATACATTTTTCTGCCACCAAAATCTTGATGGTTTCATACGCATGACTTCATCAGTTGATATACCAACCCATACTTCTATATGTTCAGTTTTAGGAAATCTTTGTCTTGGTTTAAGTCCACATAATTCTCTAATCTTTTTAGCAATTGGAGTAATCTTGTATTCTCTTGTACATTGTCTTCTACCCATGCCTTTCTTACCTTGTTCGTTTAAAGTATAGAATGGTGCAGAAGCAAATTGGTTACCACCTGGTGCGAGAGCCGTGAGGATGTCATCTTGAATATTACCTTTCTTAACAATGTGTACAGGGTAACTTAAAACACTTCTAAGATACTCAAGGTGTTTTATTACAGGTTCAGGTTCCCAACCCGTATCAGCAAATACAGCTGCATCAGGTTTCACACCGAACTCTCCAGCGTCAGCCATCAAGGCCATTGTAGAGCTCTGTACGCCTGCTCCAAGGCTTAATATTCTTAGTTTTGGTTCTTTGTTATTTTCCATATTGACCTTCCTATTTCTTCCGCGATTTTGGGGATGATAGCATTGCCCAATCCCCTAAGTCTGTGTGCCCTGCCGGGTACCCCATTAGCCACTCTACCCACATCGGGTTCAAACTCCCACGATCTCCACGATGTGCTACTTGATCGTTGATGCTGATTGGTAATTTCTTTTCTAGTTTCATCTTCATCCTTTCCTCTGATGCTGGACCTCTCATACAATTCGCATCCGGAGTTCTCCATAGTAACATTGTTTCCGGATCTACTTGTTCTCTCAGGTTGGAGGGTCGTGTTCTCCCCTTCCTCTGCCCTGTCATTAATTTTATTGTCCCTTCTTTCGATCTTGGAGGTAAGTGATCCATTGTGTTTGGAGTAGCCCACAATCCAGACTCTTTCCCTTTTGTGTGGGGCACCGACGCCTGCAGCTGGAATAATAAACGTTTGGATTTCGAAGCCTTCACTTTCCAAGTCAGAGCACACTGTTTCGAAGACCATGCCGTCTTGGATGTTAATAAGTCCTCGCACATTTTCTGCAATAATGAAGGTGGGTTTGACTTCTTTAATGACTCTAAACATTTCTGGCCAGAGATATCGATCGTCATTGGTTCCTTTTTGTTTTCCTGCAACACTGTACGGCTGGCAAGGGAAACCTCCTGTGAGGATGTCGACGGGTTCTTTGATGTCTTGTCCTTCCAATTTTTTAATATCATTATATATCTTAACTCCTTTCCAATGTTTTTGCAGCAACATTCTGCAATATTCTTCTCTTTCACAAAAGGCTATTGTTTTAAAACCTACCTTTTCTAAACCTAAACTAAAACCACCGATACCACTAAATAGATCTAAATGATTCATTTGTTTCCCTGTACGTATACTAAATAATCTTCTCCAATTGGATAATGATATTTATAATCAGTGCTTAATAAATGTAAACTATCTCTTGCTCGTGTTACTCCTGTATACCAAACTTTCTTTTCATTTGATTTTTCATCTTTATCTTTGTGTCTGTAACTAGATGGCCAGTTAGCTTTTGAATATAACAACACATGATTAGCTTCATCTCCTTTGACCGAATGTATAGTATCTATAATGACATTAGGTGGCTCATCCAACTTAGCTTGTTTGTATCTTTTTAATAATCTTAGAAAATAAATTACCTGTCTTGGTTTAAAGTTACGTCTTAGGATCCACCACCAAGCTTTCTTTTGTGCTTCATCAGGTAGATCTAACCCACACCATTCTTTAAGTGTAGTAAAATCATATCGCTTATAATCTGGTTCCCTAGACCAAAACTTAGAAGTCCTGTAATCAGAATCAGTTACCTCTCTAATATATTTAAACATGGCCTCAGCTTCTTTTTTCATTATCTCTTTACCATTTGATATAGCTGTCCAGGCTTTGATAGCTTGCCATTGATTCATATCAAAAGACTTCTGACCTTTATTATCTGCAAAATATATACCTGCATCTTTAGCTAATGCTTTTAATTCGTTTACTGTAGTATGTATTCTACCAAGTAAAAACCATTTACCTTTATCTTTCTCAAAAGGAATCTCCTTAAAACTTAAATATCTTTTTACTAAACCTTCTTTAACTAAGGGTTCAAATGTTTTATCCACACTATCGAGTATTCCTTTTCGAACTATCTGTGAGAACTGATGGATGGCTTGGCCAAATCTTCTAGTCTTTCTTAACACTACCTTTCGTCCTGGAAAGAATTTAGTAAAGTATTTTGTGTCTGCACCATTCCATTGATAAATAGCCTGGTCATCATCTCCAGCAAGGTAAATTCTTTTTACATTGTCTGACATCTTGTAAATCAGAGACCACTGTAATGGAGTAAAATCTTGAGCTTCATCTAAAATTAAAACATCAAGCTGCGGAAACTCAACCTCGTGCAAAGCTCTTTCAATCATATCAGTGAAGTCTAAGAACGATCTTTCTCCTCCTGAAGTTTTATAATGTTCGTAAGTACTTATCTTTCTAGTATATACATCTAAGTTATCTTTCTTTTGTGATTCTCTTTTATAAACTAGAACAGGATCTTCTAATAAATTTCTAGCTTTATCATAAATACCTAATGACCAGTCAGAATATGTAAAGTTATCTTGTGACAATCTATTGTCAGACCGCTTAACAAAGTTATTAGTTAAAGCATAATCAATCATACAGTCTTTCGTATCGAATATCTCCTCTTCAAAATATCTTCTGCAGTAAGAGTGTAAAGTTCTAAACCTTGAAAATGATTTACTGTCCAGGTGAGGAAAAGCTTCTAGTGCTCTTACCTTAGCTGTATCAACTGCTTTGTTAGTAAATGATATAAACGCAATCTTCTCTGGATCCACACCTTGTTTTAAATATCTTTTAACAACTCTCTCAATCAAAGTCCAAGTCTTACCTGTACCCGGTGGACCAAAGATCTTAATTGTTTTGTGGTGTATCTGTTTTTGTTTCTGGAGCCCTAAATTTGCTGTGGTACTCATCATCCATCTCACTAAGTTCTGCTTGTTGGTTTCTTGGTTTTATTTTTTGGTGGTTAACAAACTCAGGCATTTCTACATACCATACATTGCGTTCACCCTCAAAGAAATCATGTTTTTTACACTCTAACAATTTTACAGCTGCATTAACGCTTTTAAATGGTGTCTTTCTTTTATCTAAAAAGTCAGCCAGTGTACCACGTTTAAAGTAACAAATGTTATCTTTACTATCTAATACTGTGTAACCATCCTTGAGTTTAGTAAAGTCGTCTTGTTCAATCGTGCTTTCGAAGAATATTTTAAGAGTGTTGTATTTCTCTTCTTCTTTGGTATCTTCATATTTAAATGAAGTATTCTCTGTTGCAGACTCTAATAAATGTTTCATCAATAACTCAAATGGACTTGGTCCTTTTTTGGGTCTTGGTAACGTTAACCAAAATATTCTGTATTTAGCTAAACAAACTCTCCAAGACTTCTCATCTTTTGTATCTTCTGGTTTAAAAGTAACGTGTCTATCTCTAAAATCACATTCATAAATAATACCCTTTGAATCTTCTGTGTAAGTTAAGTTAGTAAACTCATTTTTTATGTCTGGCGCCTGGACACCTATACCTAGTTTTCTAAGCTTACAAGTTTCTTTATCACAAATAGATGCAACAAAGTTATGTTTTGGTGGACAAAAATATTCGTAACCTTTATTGTGTACAGACTGAGCAGTACCATCACTTTCATTTCTTTGAAGTGGCCCCTTAGGATGTGTTGCAAAGATTGTCTTTTGTCTTTCCCATGCAATATCTTTTAGTTGTCTAACAGTTAAGTTACCTTCAGCTTTTTTCATTTCAGTAACACAGACATTGAACAGCATATTGTTCCTGTCACCTGTCCAACCTTCCTGTATTACTTTCTGAACACACGGTGGGTAATCTCTCCAATCAGTTTCAGCATTATACTCAGTAACTTTATATTTATAAAAAGTTTCTGGTTTTAATTTTTTCTTTTCTGCAAGTTCTAAAAAACCACCAAGCATTAATGGTGTATTAGTATCATCAAATGCATACTCTACTGCAGCATTTGCATTGAAGTACGGCATGCCCACACCTTTGTTTAATGGAAATACTTCTTTAGATAAAAAATATTCTTTATTAATCTCTTCTAACTTATCTTTAACTTTTTGTTTATCAGCCCAATCACTAAAAAAAATAAATAAATGTAACCCGCCTGACTTAGATTTTACAGGCACTAACGGTAATTCAAAATCTCTTATTATGTCTACATACTTTTTAGATGTATATTCTTTATAGTTAGCTGGATCTATATCTATACAAGACCATTTAAGCTTGTCGCCACTTTCTGGTCTTATACCTATCTGTTGTGTACCATCCACATGACCTTTCCAAAGTTCTTCTGTGACTGGTTCGTGAACCGTGAGGTATGAAGCT